CCGGAACAACCATTGCACTTTCTGTAAGAATACCAGCAAGCCTTTTCATTCTATCTAAATCGCTCATTTTATTGCTCCTGTCTTTAATAGATTAGGCTTTTTAACTCTACCGAATAATCCTAAATCGTCTTTCTTTAAATTCTTTGCATCGTTAAAGCCATCATACCCGGATGGTAGAGTCGAGTGATCAACTTTTTCTGCCGGACTCAATGGATTGTCAACAATTACTACTTCTCTTTCTTTACGAACTTTTTCTAATTCCTGTAAGAATCCAATGTTATATTTTTCGCCATATGCTGGTGTATCAGCAGAAACTTCTTCGTAGTCACTACCAAGGCGTGCCTTATATTTTTTCTTGTATTCTTCGGATGATCTGTCAACATACAAATCAGTTTCAATCTGACGTGGGTCGTTTTCGGAATATACAGCAAGTAAGGCTGGAGAAATTTCTAAAGAATTACAAATGTAAACTCTTAGAAAATCTAATGACGCCGGATAATTCATGCTAATATCACAAATGAATACAGGTGTGTTCTTTACATTAGGAAAATCTAATGGACTTTCCTGAATAGGTGTTTTTCTAAATGATGATGCTTTAATAAGATTATATTTCTTAAGACATGCTTCTAAGCAATCTATCATTTTATCCGTCATATCATATACAGCAAACTTTAAGACATAATTATATTCTGTCTTTGTTTCTGCTACATAACTAACAAATGATTTCTTTTCTTCCATGTTGGTGACTCCAATGATATGCTATTTATCAGAGTTTTCTGATTTCTTCGAACTAACGATATACTTGAGTAATTCGTTCCTATCAAATTCGCCTCCGGCTTGCCCTTTTGCGGGGCCTGCACCAAGATCAAAGTCTATTTGTTCTGCTCTTACTTTCTTAAGTTGTAATTCAATCATCTTAAGTTTTTTATCTGCTTTTGAATTTTTTGCATCCAAGGCGGTTTTTAGCATTTGGCCTGCAACTTCATAAATTTTACCTGCATGTATATCAGGGACATTACTACCAAGTGATATAAGGTCATTAAATGTATTCACTGCTTTTCTGGCAATATCGTCCATTTCGGAGTCATGAGCATCTAATCCGATTACAGTCGGAAGAGCATAGTCAACTTTTTCTGCCGTAGTGATAGAAGAGAATACAGAAGAAGCTTCGACCATCAATTCTTCTCGAGTCTTAACTGGTTCAACAATCTCTTCCTCAACTTTATTAGATGGAGGCAGATTAAAAAAATCTTCAAGTTTTTTAGTAATTTAAATTACCCCTGGTTACTTTTTTGATGGCTTATTAAAAATATTGGATTCATTCATTACTCTGAATGTCATCCCGTGATTCTTTGCGAAAGCTGTTGCAGCCGCCCACTTAAATGTGTTAAGTGCTACTGCTGCCTTTGCACGTTGAGACTTAGCCTGTTCTAAAAATGTTTCATGGGCTGGCTTAACTTCGATAATTTCAGCTTTAGCCTTACCATTTGCATCTGTATACGTAACAACAAAATCCGGTATATATACAGTGTATTTACCCGTAAAAGGATTTTGGTAAGGGATTTTTAAGGATTCACTTGCCCAACTTGATATATTTGGATTAGAATCAAACATTTGCATTACTTTAAATTCCCATGAGGATCTAAAGTGTATAGGATATGTTCCTACATACTTAGAAGGATTTACAGGTTTATACGTCCCTTGTACATATGATGCCATATTATGCTATAGGGTCAACTATTACCAATTGCGGCATAGTTCCCGTTATTCTCCACATTACATTACCGTAATGAATATCTTTCATAAACTCTTCTCTACTGGTATAAATTAGTTGATCTACCATATTTAAGGCCGCTGCAAGATTGCGATCTACAGCACTTGATGTTTGATTAAGGTGAAATAATATATTGTTCGCTGCATCTGGACCATCCGAAAATGTAATATCAGTTGGACCGAACATATGTTCTCTAAGAGATACCATTAAATCCATGTTTGATATAAGTTTCGCTGTTCTAAATGGTAACAACTTATGTAGATTAGCCGTATATGACAATAAACCATCTTTATCTTTTCTAATGTGTAGATCATCCATAATAGGAAAATAAGGATTATCTTCGCCGCGTTTCTGTGCTCTATGAACTGCTTGCATCCAGAGTAACCAACCATCTTCTTCGACTTTTTTAGCAATATTACCCGACATAATACTTCCGGTCTTGCCAATTTTAGTAACCTGATTTAATCTTTTATTTGATTTTGTATCGAATGCTGTACCAAATGAACCATTACCTATTTGATCAGCCTTTGTATTTTTACGAAGGCGGTCTTTATTATCCAATGCACTATGCTTACTTAACTTAGGCACGAAATCTATTAATTCGTATAATTTCATATTATGATCTTATCTCCCTAGCCTGAAGACTGGATTTATTCATTACAGTAGTAACAACACCAATCTGGTGACCAGGGTCTCTCAATTCATTGAAGACTCTATAAGCATTCGGAGATAACAATAGTTTACCTGATTTTTCAGATTTTTCCAATAATGACTGCGGTGTTATGCCGAGTGTACCCGAAATATCAATTGTCAATGCTGCCATTGCATCGGCATATAAGGGACCGACTCCTCTCGAAAGGAAGTAGGATTTTGTTGAATCATACGCACTTGGAGAAAAATTGCCAACGACGCCACCACCTAATGCCGATTGCTGTAAGGATCCTGGATTGATAAAAGTAGTAGGACCGGATGCATACTTAAACGTATTTGCTGATTGTCCTGTTACACTTTTGACAGTTTTCTGAGTGCCTAAGTAGGTGAGCATCTGAGAACTGAAGCGACCGATGGAAGCGATATTAGAATTAGCCATTGCCTGACGTCCTGTTCATATCTTGGTATTTTCCACTCACAGGTTTCGCAGCGGATGCAAAGGGCCTTGCTGATACGGGCGCTGGTGGATTACTCTTATACGGCTTGGGAGATATGTTTGCAAGACCATCTAATGCACTAGCACTTACTCTTCTAACTATCTTATCTGAAAGGAAAGCTCCTGTTACTCCACCTATAGTGGCCTGCACATTCTTTCCTATTCTTTGTAAAATAGGATTATCCGAATGTAATAAAGGATTATTAGATTCAATGAAGTCTAATAACTTGGCATTAAACGCTAATGATGGTAATTCGAGGAATTCACCGTGTTCGAATTGGTCTTTAGTGGAACCATTATTTGTTTCTGTGCCGCCAAGCGCCATATTTTGTAATGTATAATATGCGTATTCATATTCAATCGAAAATGTTATTTCTAATGTCCTGTCGCCAATTGCATAATTAAGAACATCATGCGTAAACGCTGAGATCCTCGGATTAACAAGCGTGACTCTATTAAAACGTCCACCGTGGACTTGATAAATTTCTATAGTTTGTATTAAATTCCTAACATTCGCTACCTGTGGCAAATTAAATCCAAAATGGTGATTGTGCAATACATCAGATACAATATTCTGAGTTGCACTTTTATCACCTATTGTATCTGTTGGGGAATTTTTACCTGTTGGAGAATTGCTCTGAAATAGATTTTTAATACTTGCGGGAAGATTAGCAATATTTGGATTTAGTGTTGGCGTTATATTATGTAAAAGTTCTTCAAAACTCATTGTTTTATTATTTTGCTGAGATTGTGCAGAAGAATTGTTTCCTGGTTCGGTACCGTCTGCAAAATAGTATCTATAATACATTTCCCAAAATTTCAATGTTTTGCCATCAGCAACATCGTGAAACACCATCTTAATAGGTTCGAACGACATTTTAGACTGACTTAGCCTTTTCCTGTTGTACTGATTTAACGGAGTTGTATCAATTTTCATTGAAGGCATTTCGATAGATTTTACAAGAGGTAAAACCTGTGCCCAATCAGGAGCATTAAAGAAATTTTCTATGAATGATTTTGCTGTGTCGACTCTATTTAGATTTATGTTGATATAATACTCAAACGGAAATCTAGGTTGATTTCTATATAGTGTCTGTGCATCTTGATTAAAATTATAGGTGGCATGGCGAGAACTCTTTTCGTAAAAGAATCCTGCGCCGGTCAATGATGTGAGAAGACTTGAAAATGATGGCATATGTGTTATTTATCTTCTTGCCAGGATTCAAAATAACTAAAATATCTAGATAGAAACTCTGCTATTTTATAGGTTTCAGAATTTTGCCCAAATATAGAATTTGCGGTATTCAACATAGTATTCGCTGCTACAACATGCTGGTTTAAAGTACCAAAATCATATAAATCTACAGCAGGAATAGAATAGTTGCCGGTCTTTGTTATATTATTTTTATAGTAAGAATAAACATCACTTGCAAACGAATTTATTAATATTTCGCTAGTTAACGATTGTTTATCTATATTAGGATTTGTTATTTCTATTAATCTCATTTTGTTTCCTAATATAAGCCTCATCTGTTAATTTTCTAAGAAGTTTAACAGCCTCTATTCCTTCCATCAATAATTTAACCTTTTCTTCTTCGGTTAATTCTTTTTTTAATTCTGTTATTTTTTCTTTATTCATATTATTTCTTCCAATAAATTACCCATCTTATCAAAAATCATAAACTTAAAATTATAGCCGGCATCGAGACAGGCTTGACGTTTTAGTAGATTGGTATTGTACCATCCAACAAATCCATTATATGTGTATTGCGATTTTACCTCCACTATAAGGTTTTTAGTAGGAATATAGATGTCGGGATAATATCTGTGTTTTGTATTATTTGCTTCCCAATAATATAATGGTACTAAGTCTGGATTTATTTGTAATTCTTCTTCTGTGTACGTTTTTAAAAACGACGACAGGACGGGCAACAATATTTCTTATATTGCCCGTCCTTCTTGCGCTTTTCTGTTATTATTGTTTTACAATCTTTATTATTACATTTTTCACCATCTGCCATAAAATACCTTTAATTTTCTTAGGGTATTTATGATAAATGTTAGAAAATTTCACGCAAACGTAGTGCCGCCACCTGGACTAACGATATTTGGATATGGATTTCCACCAACAGTAGTTCCCTGATTTGTATTTGGTCCAGATACATTTGT